CCTTTGTTTGATAAACTAGAGGAGTTAAAAGCTGGTTTTCATGATCTTCCTGAGTATGTTGAGTTAATGCCCGACGCACAAAAAAAGGTGGACCTGTTCATTGACACGGCTGTCAAAAGACTCCAAGAACGAGCAAAAAAAGGCAACATTACAGCCAAAGACATCCTTGAAGTCCGACGCGAACTTGACAAGCAGATATTCCGTAAAAAGCCTGCGGCAGGGCTTGAGAATCCTGATCTTACCAGTGCAAAAGAAGTAGCAGGTAAGTACGTGCGGGACGAGTTAAATCAAGCGTTCCTTAAGTTGATGCCTGATGATGAAGCCTACCGACTTATTAACGGCATGTCCATGTTGTTCAGGGCCAAGAACATCCTCGATGTCAAGGCAGGTAAAGCCATAAACCAGACAATTGTTGGACGTACGATGAAAGGTATTGAAGACGTGTCTGGTCTACGTTTTCCTACTACTCCTCTTGCTATCGCCGCTACGGGTG